TGGTATTAAGTTTTGCGGTATAACTGAGTCCTACTATAATTTCTTCTGCAGCAGTATCTATTGTTATGTTTCCGCCTGTTACTGTTTGGTCTGCTTGTAATATTCCGTCAGCTAATACTTTTACTGTCTCACCCTCTAAATGGGAGGTTCCTGAACCTGGTATTTTTCTTATGTCCCAAGTAATTTTAGCATTTCCAAAATCCGTAACTCTAATAGAAGAGTCCGAAAACCATGGAAAGTCATTATCGTTAGAAAAATTGCCAGAAAGGTTCCTGTGACTGAAATCATCACCCATCTTTTCAAGATAGTAAACAGGGTCAGAGGCATCGACACCAGGGATTGTCCTCTGAACGACCATCCATAAATCATCAGTATCCCCATCAGAGGAAGGGATAGAAGTAATACCATGTATAAAAACATCAGTTCCTCCTACTTCATGCCTCGACCATGCGACAGTATTTGTCTCTTCAGCAAAAGTAAGTGATATAAGTTTATTTCTGGAAGTTAATATCCATAATATATTCTTCGATTGTTGGTGTGCTAATTGTTTTACCGATACGTTACTAAAAGTTTCAGTACCTGTTCCTGTCGCAGGAGCACCTAAAGACATTATCATATCATCGGATAGAATATTTAGATTTTGGGAAATGTATGATCCGTTCTTATTGTTGTATTTATAAGTTCTTACTTTCTTGCCATCGCGCCCTACAAAGACTACAGAGTTATAAGCTCTAATTGCTTTAACATCCCTGCCTCCGTGGGTAGTTTGTACTTTAACTCCTGTTACAGGAGAGTTGGTTGCATCAATAGGAGTTGCAGAATCTCCAATTACATATTCATGTGATAGGGTTCCTACCTGTAATAATGTATCTGAACTCATCCACTGTATAAGAGGGGTTTCATCCCCACCAATAGCAAAAGCTACGGGCTGAACTCCTAATTTAGTTCCAAAGTAATTTAACCCTGATAAATTTGTTGATGAGTCTTGGTCTAACTTATTTTGCATCATAGTAAAGAAGTTTCCAGATAAGCTCATAAATATATAATCTGGTTGAGCAGTAGTCCCACCCCAACATAAACGCCCTTCATAAATAGATATTGTCTTTGGAAACCCTCTAAAATTACTCCATGAAGCTTCTTGCCAATCATCTGTGGCAGTAGCCGCGCCATAAGCAACTAGCTCTGTAACAGTGGCTGATTGAAACTTAGTTCCATCTACTAAGTGAGAAGATAGGTTTCCTGAACCTGCTGAAGCTAATACAAGTACAGTACCCGCTGTCGCTTTGGCTGGGGTTGTTGCTATTGAGAAAGTATCATCAGTTAATTTAATTAAATAGTAAGCTACTCTGGGAGTTTCCCCCGCTGCAATTACAAATCCCGACATAGGTGGGGGCACAACTCCAGTAGTACTGAAATATAGTTTGTCCCCTGTTGAATATGTATGGGCCACTCTGGTGAATACATTACCAGAAACAGAAGTCACTGCTTGTTTAGCACCTGGAACATCTGTCACTAATGAAACACCCTCGACACCCGCGTGAGTAACTCTAAAAATAGAACCTATATGATCCGTTGTGAAATATAATACCGCAGCCGCTGCTACAGTTTCTGCAGATAAAGCTGTAGGAGAAGGGGATGAATTAGGGTTTAACTTTATATCTCCATTAACATTGGCATCCATATATGGGTATTTTATTGCTCTTTTCACAGCCCCTGCAATAGTAGGTCCTGTATCATAGTTAACAAAACTCTGTGACCACGTTAGAGCTGAAAATGAATCAGTAGCATCACGTATAATTATAAAAGGTTCCATTGTACCACTAGTATGTGTGATAAATAATACATCGGCAGATTGTGCCCAATAGAATCCGTGTTTATCTAATTCTTCTGAAACACCGTCTAAGCTACTCATGGAGAAAGCAACGGCTGTCCCGTCATTTTTATATATATGTATAGGTTGGTCATCTACAGATAACCCTACACTCCCAAAACTGTTGGGACTGATTGTGATTATATAAGCTGTTAGTTTATCTACAATAAAAGGAATAATAACAGGTGCGATAGTATTCGCTAAAGTAGCAATATACCTAGCGCCTGGTCTTTTAGTCACTCCCCCAGAATTAATAGTTGTAAAGTTTTCTAGTAATGCGAGTCCATCTTTATATTCTTTAATATCAGAGCGCCCTTCCAATTTAGGACTTAATTCACCCGATGAAAAATTAGATTGTTGGGAGTTAAATTTCGACACTATATCCTCGAATCAATAAACTGGTTAGCCTCGAATTCTTCTGGAGTCCCTTCTTGTGCATCAAAGGACCTTACATCCTTCAGCTTAAGTTTTAATTCAGCCTGCATAGTCGCTTTAAGAGTACTAGAATGTACCAGAGTATAGGTTAGTTCATTGCTTATCATTAAGGATAAAAGCTCATCAAAACTAGATTCAAACTTAGTAGTATCAGTTATTTTTGCAATATAAATAAGGAACACTTCATTGTCATTTGAATATAATTTTTCTCCTTCAACTATAAATTTCTGTGACTTTGGTTGCAATCTTACAGACCTTAGATAGTCTGAAGGCAGGTCATAAAGAAAGTCCCATTCAAATTTAGGTTTAGAAGTATATGTATGTGTTCCGCCACCAGCGGCAGCAGTAACATCTACCACATCTTCTACAGCAGAAATGGCCTTAGCAGCAGTTGTTGATAATTTAAAAGTATTCCCTTGTACCTGAGAGACAAAATAATCAGTGACTAATTCAAGTCCTGCTGGGAGTACACCAGTAGAAGTTAATTGAAATCTGTCGCCTTCTGCTTTTCCGTGCCCCGGTTTAGTTATTGTATTATTCGCAACGCTGATATCAGCATCTAAAAATGTGAATTCATCCTTACCAAGGAAGGCCCTTTTATTTGCAAAGTTCCAAGGATGTGACCTTAGAAGTTCGTCTCTTAATTTAGCGTATTGTTCTTTGCAAGCTTCCGCCTCGACACTATCTTCCGTCAAACTAGAGATAGTACTGGCACCAATCTTGATCAATGCTGAATTACATATAGCTTCGGCGCTGGTTGCCATAGAACCTCGAAAGAAAGGGAGGGCCTAAACCCTCCCAATTGAATTAATCTACGATGTAATAAACTTCAAGCTTATAAGTATCACCAGTAGAAGCAGTTGTTGCTTCTAGCGCGGTAATCTGAAATTCAGTTTCTTTGCTGAACTTCTTATTATAGCCTGCTGAAGTAGAGGCCATCTTTGAATCAACAGCTCCGCCTCCAGTATCTGCTTCAGATAGACCATCAAATAGACCGTCATCATCAGCACCATCGGAACCATTATCAATCCAGCCAACATCAAGTTGTCCAGTTGTACCATCACTTGGAGCAGAGATACGAGAATCAACGACTCTTGCACCTGCAGGAAGCTTTAGCATGCTAATGGTTTCTGTAATTAATAGTTCGGCTAAAAGAGTATATTCTGCATATGCTCTCCTTACTCGACCATGTTGTTCCGTTACGTCTAATTTACTTGATGGCTGATTATCATAAGCCAGTGTGTAATTAGAACTAGAAAAATCTGCCATATTTACCTCACGTAAAATGGGGTCCTAAGACCCCTTAATTATTATTCTGAACAATCTACTTCAACTACTTTAGCATCTTCAAGCCTAGTCGAACCAACATCCATTGACATAAATACCTGGAGAGAATAACTCTTGTCATCCCTTTCAGTCATTCTTGCTTTGATATCGTCACCGATAGCAAGCATCAATCCATCTTGTGCCCAAGCAATACAACGTCTTGAGTTTGCTGCAGTAATAGTACCTGCACCAGCTCCGACAGTTCCATCGGTTACAGTATAAGTAATATCAGTTGCATTTCTTACAAGGAGTTCAGTTCTTACAAACTTAAATCCCATAAAGCTATCTACCTCTCCCATCACTAAGGCCTTAACTGAAGCAAAATCCGAAGATGTAACTTCTGTCTCAGAAAGTAGTGATTGAAGTTGTGAAGATGTGATTGCAAAGTTTCTTGGAATAGACTCGTCAACATCATTAGCATCAAATTTCTCTTTTACTTTACGCAAAGTTTGAACATTAAGATTTACTCCAGTAGTTGTCGAACCATCATGAGCAGCTACTTTCTGAGCTGTCGGAAGCGCAGAAGGAGTTGTACCATCTTCACCAACCAAGGCATTACCCAAAGCCGCTGCGATAATCTCATCATCCATTGCTCTACCAAAAGCAAAACTAAATGCCATTGAATAGTTAGAAGCGGGATCAATTAAGAACCGAATCTTATCCGAATCATCAATTAAGTCTGCATGCTCGTACGTGCTTGTTACAACAGTACGTCTAGTATGTGGAGTATCAATCAAAGGTGTGTCTGAATGCCTAGTGGTTTTCTTCTGGGCAGTAGTTGAACCGATGATATCAAATGATTGTTGTTTTCCCTTTTGTGATTCTTGTCTAACAAGACCACGAAGGCGGGAACCTTTTTGTTGCGATAAATGAAATACGTTCGAATTGAACTGTTTCACAAATGCGGTTGTAATTTGCGTGGACATTTTGTACCTCTCTAAAAGTTAATATTAGTTCTTTAGTTCGGTGAAATTGTCCGTGAGGGTTAAACCTGCACACATTCTTTATGGGTCAAAATGATTATCCTATGTGTACTACCTATATAATAAGGAGGATTGAGATTTGTGTCAACCCTCCATAATTAGATTATCCCGCCATTATTTCATGCCATTTCTGTACTTCAGCTACAGCATTTTTGTGATTTGCGTGATCTTTATTTCTATATGCGGAATTGGGGTCGGCTAAAGCCTCGTTAACTTTAACTTCTGCCTCTGCCTGCGTCATCCCAAAATGACCATGAGATTCCGTATTAAAAGTATCTTCAGATAATCCCTTACCTATCTTATTGAAAAGACGAGTAAAGTTAACATCTGAGGTGATACCGATATCATTTAAGTACTTGATTTCATCGGTGGTTGCAAACTCTTTCAAAGCTCTGTCGGCTACAATGAGTTCTCTATCATAACCATCGCCCCATTCTGTTTTCAGTCCTTCAACCGATTTATCATAATCGGCTTGGTTCTGATCAGAAAGAGTTGTTCCTGCTTGGGTCTGCTGCTCATTAAACCAGTTCATCAAATCCTGGGCTTGACCAGGCAATATCCCAGCTTTGTGGGCAACAGCTTTGAAACCGTCTACCATTACTTGATCTACTTCTACCCCTTCAGGGAGATTGGATTTAACTTCATATTTATCAAGATCAGGTCTTCCAAGTTTATTAAAGAAAGCTTCTCTTTCTTCATTGCTTGCATTCACTCCAGGAACTACTACTTTATCAGCTCCCATCTGCCGCGCCCCATGAACATAGGACTTCATGAGATTTGCGTAATTAATCTTCCCGTCTTTTATAAACACCTGGAGAGAAGGGTCTTTTTGTAACTCTTCGTCTAGTCCTTCTGGGAATTGAACTTGAGTTTCCTGAGTACTGACACCATCATCTGTGGTTTCATTCTCCGTTGTCGTCTGTTCTTCGGTTTCCGTTGTCGTATTTTCTTCACTTGTAGTTTCTGTTGTTTCACTTCCAATTAGTCCTTCTGGTGGCATTATTCATTCTCCCTTTCTTCAATGAACTGCCTAAGTTTTATAGGGTCCATTTTAAGTTGATTTAATATATGTAAAACCACATTTCTCTGGCCCTCATTAAAGGCCATCTGAATTGGGTCTGTATCAAAGGAAGTTGTGAGCATACCAGTTGCAGCTATTAAATAATTTAATACTTCTTTCCCTGCTGCTGTTCCGAATGCTTGTTTGTAATACTTAACTTTATCAACCTGTTTATAGGGAGATTTCTTTGTAGCCATTAGTATCCTTGTTGTTACTGTTCAGTAAGAGCAGGTGCTGCGTTCTTTATCTTTTCCGAGTCTTCTAATTCTTGCTGGCTTTGAGCTATAGCTGCTTCTTGTTCTGCTCTACCTTCTCTTATTTCTTTTTTATCTTCATCACTTGTTAATAAATCTTGAGGGATATTAAATCTATCAAAAACAAAAGCCGCTGTTTCATCAGCGTTTAAGTTATCTGCAATTTCAGGTTTAATTTCAACCATAGGAACCAAAGTCTGCAATGCTCTATTTAGATTATCGACTTCAGTAGTTCTCTGTGCTCTAGCTATTGCTGAACTAAAACGTACATCTAAATCAGCATTTTCCAGAACATCTGGGATTTCTTCTTGCGGTAATTTGTTTGTTCGCATTAGGATTCCGAACACTCTATCAATCAAAGGCTTGAGTAATTCAAAATGAAGTCTACCTAATACAGGTCCAAGAAGCCTTAGCTTCTCTTCTGTTCTTTGTATAACTTCAGTCGCAGTCATCTGCGGCCCTTCATTCAATTGTAATTGGTCTATGAAGAATGCTTGTCTAATCTGTAATTTAATTTGTTCCATTAACTGGAAGCCTAAATCAGGTCTACCTTTAGTCTCCAAAGGTACGATCAAATCTTTAGTTCCAGCTCTATAATAATTCAAACTGCCAGGAGTAGTTCTTAGAGGCATAAGCATTCCATCATCTGGAACCTGTAACGGGGGATCAACAATCTTCTGAGCTGCTATAATAGTCGTCTTCATGATTTCATTAATCATTTTTATATCAGGAAGCGCGTTCATTCCAGGAGAACGCCCATAAATCTCGCCTGAAATTTTAGACCATCTTGGAGTTATATAAGGGAATTCATCAAACCCTGATTCTTTAAGAGTAATGCTCATATCACATAACACATGAATGGAAGCAAAGGGCATTGCTTTAGGTCCCTTTCTTCCTACTCTTACATCCTTTCTCGGGCGCACCATATGTATGATGTCCCATTCTTTTTCAAGGTCCTTTTTAATTTGTCTAAGTTCATCTTCACTAAACATATCCTCACCAAACTCTTGGAAGATTTGTCTACCGTCTAATTTATATTCTCTGGATACAGTATCTACTTCACCCTTAGAATTTTCTGCAATATATAGTTCAAATATAGGGCGTGAATGGAATCTAACTATTAAGTCTTTATCCTCTTCAATACGCATTGAACCAGTTCCAAAACTACATAAATCTAAATATACTTCATGGATTTCTGTTTGGAAGTTTGAGTTGTTCAAAGTCTGGTGCATAATATTTACAGCTTTTTGCAACCATTTTTTAACATTATCATCTTTATCAAGCTCCGGGTCCCCGGTGGTTAATTCAAACCAAAGAGTAGTCGGATTGGTCAACATGCCGTGCAGGGCAGATGCCAATAAACTATTACTATGAATAGCTGTTGCATCAAATAATTGTCTCTTGTTTGTTTTCTTCTCGCCACCAGTAGTATTCTGCTTTACAAAAACATCATCTTTATTGGGAGCTATATAATCAGCAATCTCCTGCCAATGGGAATCCCAATTCTGACGCTTGCTTTTTAGCTTCTCATGATGCTTCTTAGTTGCTTTCGCTAATTTATCGGCCATTATCTACCTATTAATCTGGTTTGAGTAACACCAGGAGCAAGTCTCCTGCTACTAATTTCATCAGACCGTTTCTGGAATATATTTACTAATTTCTGTAATTCTTCATCGGATATGTTTGCTTGAGTTTCCCCTGGTCTAAGGGTTTCTCTATTAATACCTATGGACCTATTAATGCTGGCAAGGCTTCCCCCTGCTTGTTTAAAGTCTGCAAGGTCTACCTTAGATATAACTTTAGGTTTGAGTGCTGATAGGGGCGTACCTCTGGCACCATCTAGTTTTTTACCTGCTAGAAATCCGCCTCCAGATATTGCTGCATCTATCCCCATATTATCCCCCAAATACATTGTACTCTGATAAAGCTTGACGAGGCAAATTTTTCCCTTTATTGCTTGAAAACTTTGATTCTCTATCGTCCAGAGCTGAAATTCTAAAAGCATCAGACCCGTTAGAGGCCCAATCATGCTTGGGTTTATTCTTGAACATATTCAACTTAGAGTCCCATTCTCTCTGATAGTTGGTTAATGCGTCAAGTCCCCTCTCACATTTCTCAGCATCAAAGTACGATAATGGGAGTATTTGACGGACTGCTTGAATACCATCGTCAAGACTTTGACGCTTTTGTATCTCTACTGTCACGCCAAGAGTACGCATAGTTTCCTGCCTGGTCTTGCCCGTTCCTAATTCCCTAGCAATTCCATCATGGGGCCATATGTGCCGACCATAGGCATAAGGTTTATCCTTCAGGAGTTTGGCGTAGAAGTTCAATCCTTCCCCTCCGTATTCTTCAAAATCAATGTACCTGTATGTATTTCCAAGTCTCTGACGAAACCAGATTCCAGTTGTGTCCCCAATTCCCAAGTCCCAATGAGTGTCAACAGGAAGGCTAGGATCATAAGGCACTTTAGTAACTCTGCCATCTGCTCTCGCTTGAATGATCATCTCACCATAGTATGAACCAAGAATTGCTGCTGTAAAGTCGCACTCATACTCCTGATCATATTCTGCTTGACTCATCGTTGCTTTTGCATCTACTAATTCTTCAGGATCAACAACTCCAGTTTCTGATGCCTTATAAATAGAGGTGTGCCAATTAGGAAGGGTTTTTGCTACTTCATATATTTTATGAAAGTGATTCATCCCTTTTGGAGTACCAATAAATATGGCCCATCCTTTACGGTCAGAGAGAGCTGGTCTGATAATTTGCCCCCAGATTATAGGGTCCTGTTGGGCATACTCGTCTAAGATAACTCCGTCCAAATAAATACCACGTAAAGCATCTGGAGATTCAGCACCTA